CAGCTAAGAAAGATGATGCTGTGGTATATAGGGGAAAGGCTATGGGAAAGGAACTGAACAGAGATAGAGACTCATTAACTGAAAAATACACGCCAGTATATACCAAGTATTTTAAAAGCCAGAAAAGCAGGGTTGATGGAATCTTGGGAAGATTTCTCAGCAGGGACTTTGAGATAGAAAAAGCGGGGGGATTTCCCTTTACTGCTGATTCATTAATTCCAGATTCGGAACTGGGCAATCTTAGTGAACTGCTTTGGAAGATGTACTTGGAGGTTTCAAAGAATACCTTTGGAATTGTGAACTCCAGTGGACTGGCAGGAGAACTGGAATGGGCAGAGGCCCATCCGGTAGTTGCACAGGTTTTAACAACTGTCCCAACCAGAGCCACAATGATTCACTCAACAACGCATAAGCATGTGAAAGGTGCAATTGATGTGGCTTTTGAAAGAGGGTATTCAATAGAACAACTTGCAAGAGGTGTTCCAGATGAAGGTTTCAAGGGAATCAAGACTGTAATGCAGGAAACTGAGAAAAGAGCGGTTTTAATTGCCAGAACAGAAATAATGAGAAGCCAGAATCTGACCAGTGTGAACATGTTCAAGAATCAGGGCTTTGAGTGGGTTCGGGCATTTGATATTGATGGTGGCCCTAATGATAACTATGTTCCTGCGGGTGACCCTTATGGAAGAACCTGTATTGAAAGGAATGACCAGATTTATAACGTAGAAGACGCTTATGACATAGAAGACCATCCCAATGGAACTCTATCGTGGATTCCAATGCCCAGAAACTATGTACCAGAAGGAGTAACGGTATGATTCATAAAAGTATAGAAGTTGCAGAAGCCAAGGCTGTGGACGCTTCACAGGGTTTGGTGGAGGCGTTTACAAACACAATGGGAGTTATTGATTCTGATGGGGATGTAATTGACCCTATTGCATTCAATGGTTCTATTGCCAAGAATCTTCCTTTGCCAGTTCTGGCAGGGCATGACCAACATTCCGTGGTTGGCAAGGTTATTTCTGCAAGACCAGTTCACATTGCTGATGATGAGTATAAGTTATATACACTCATGCAGATGAACATGGAAACCCAATCAGGAAAAGAGGCGTTTTCAAATGTCTCAGGAAACTTTGTCAGGGAATGGTCAGTTGGGTTTAATGTTCCAGAAGAAGGGTGGGAAATTGAGGGGACTGGAAAGTCCCAGACCAGAAGAATCAAAGAACTGGACTGGGTGGAAGTAAGCACTGTTATTAGAGGTGCTAGTCCTCAAACGGCTACCATTTCTGCAAAGGCAGAAAACAATGAGGAGAAGCCAAAAACCTTGTTGGAAATTTATACAGGTGACACTCCTGAAGACAATGCCTCTGGCACAGATGTCCAAGAGACTGATGCCCCAGACACAGAATACCTTCAGGCACAAATAGATTTGCTTAAATTAAAAGCAAAGAAAAAGAAACCTAAAAGATACTAGGAGGTATCAAGTGGAAACCTCAGAAATGAGAACACATGCAAATTATCTGCTTGAAAAAGCAGATGAAACCCTCAAAGAGGGGAAAGTTGAAGATGCTAAAGCGATGATTCTTGAAGCAGGAAATGAGCTTCAAGCCGCTGAAGCTAAAGAAGAAGCCGCAATTGACTTGGCAAAACTCAGAGGCGAAATTAACAAGCCTATGAATACTGTTCCAGTTGCGTCAACAGATATTGCCTTGCACAACCTTGATGAAGGTGGAGCAGAACTGAGGGCAAGTTATAAGCCTGCCGACTGGGTGAAAGGATTGCCTGCCGCTTCACAGCCTATGTGGGTGCAAGAGAAGATGGGAGTTCGGGAAAAAGAAGAAGCTGTTTTTTATAAGGATGTGTTTACTAAATACATCCAGTCTTCAAATGATGCGGCTTTCCGATTGTCCCTGACACCTCAGGAAACCAAGGCAATGGAAGAGGGAACGGATTCTTTATTGTGTCCCCTCAGTTAGTGATAACTGTTGCAAATTCGGTGAACTGTCGGGAAGGCTACGTCCAAAGGGATATGCTAATCCGCAACCAAGCCCTGAACGCTTTCGGGGAAGGCTCAACGACTAGGTGGGGTTCTGAGAACGCAGAACGTAATACACCAATAGTGCCGAACATCTCCATGGAGATGATGAGATAGTCTGAACTCATAGGAAACTATGAGAGGTCGACAGAAATGATTGACCCATTAGAAGAAATTCTAAGAGTAACAAAAATTCATGAATTAGCTTTCATGTATTTGACAGAAGGCGGGTATTTTGTACCAGAAGAGTTTATAAATGCTACGATTCACGACACTGGGCTTCCGTCCGGTGCTGTGAGGAATGCTTGCACGGTTATCCGTGTTGCAAGTAAAGATGGATATGTTCCAACTATTGCTAACGCAACTTGGGCCGCAATCGCAGAAGAGGCGGCCTTTAGTGACCAAACACCGGCCGTGTCTCAGGTGGCGTTTTCGGTCGTTAAGAGTGGGGGCCTAGTGAAGGTCACAAGGGAATTATTGGACGATTCAGCCATCAACTTGCCTGTAATGCTTTCACAGATATTCCAAGAGGCTTCAGGACGGTCTGAAGAAGTTGGAATCCTTGGTGGTGGTGGAACCACTGACTACCTTGGTATTACTGATGCCGCCGCAGGGGTAAGTGATGTTCTGTTGGCAAGTCCTACAGCTATAGTTGCTAATGACCTGTTCACGGTGTTCTACACTTTAGAGTCTCAGCACAGAGCAGGGGCTACTTGGGTAATGCCTTCGTTGATATCGAAAGACATCAACGGTATCAATTCAACGTCCGCAGGGGTGCATTCGGTCAATGACCTGAACACACCACCGGCTGACTTCTTGCTTGGTAAGAGGGTAATCAACAGTGATATTGCAGGAACTGGTCTTGCTACTTCCATCACAGCAAATGCTGAGATAGGAGTATTCGGAGACTTCAAGCAATATTACATATTCGATAGGGTCGGTTTTTCAATCAGACGAAATGATTCGCTCTACATGGAGAACGACCAAGTTGGATTCTTTGCCACAACTCGTGGTGATGGACAGGTAGCATTAAGTGCCGCATTTAAGATTGTAAAAGCCGCCGCTAGTTAATAACTAGAGGCTAAGTCGGCAGGGGGGTGTAATGGGAATGACCATCCCCCTGTCGTTATTGAGGAGATGAAAATGGCAAAAGTAACATGTTTGAAGGATGTGACAATTGGAAGCATGAATATGGCTTTTGTAGAAGGCAAGGAATATGATATCCCTGCCAAGGATGCAAAAGCATATGCGGAATATTTCAAGACTCACGCAACAAAGAAAGCTACTGCCAAGAAAGCAGAAGCAGAAGAGAATAAAGAAGCAACAACTGAGGAAAATAAATAGTGGCTACTAGGCACACCTATGCGAATGTAGACGATTTTAGAGACTACTTGGCGGGTACTTCATATTCCTCCAACTGGTCTTCAGATAGTGCCATCATGTCCAGAATTGTTGAAGCGTCATCAGGACGGATTGACAACTATATGGGTATGCAGAGTTTTGGCCCTATAACACAAACCCGATATTACGATATTGGAAACGGAACTTTGCGTAGGTCAACACAAAACATCCGTGATAACACAGGGAACAATACCCTTGGGCCTTCCAGTGCAATGGTTAACGTAATTCCTCTAGATAGTTGGTTGGTATCAGTAACAGGGACTATTACCAGTTATAAATCAACAGATAGGGCATCAAGTGAATCTTTAGATGAAGGTTACAACAATGATTACTGGTTATTACCCTATAACACTAGCCCTAAGGTCGAAATAGAGTTAAATGAGGATTCTTCTAAAGGTTTCCATGGTGGGCAACAAACTCTGGCAGTTGCGGGAATCTGGGGATACAGCAATGACCTGTCTCCAGAGAAAACAACAACAGGAACTATAGCAACAGATTCAGAAACAGCATTCGGCGTGAATGATGCGTCAGGACTCAGCCCTGCACAGACTGTTTTAATCGGTAGTGAGCAGATGTATATAACTGGAATTTCTTCCAATACATTAACTGTGGAAAGAGGAGTAAATGGAACAACAGCATCTACTCATACTGCTAGTACATCTGTATATATATATGTCTATCCTACTTTGGTGGTTCAAGCATGTTTAGATTTATCCAAGATTTATTTCAGAGATAGAGACTTGGGGGTTACCCAGACAATTGGCACTCCAGAAATGGGAGTAACAAGAAGTGACAGAGAAGCAATCAATGTATTGAAGACTTTAGATACATACAGGGCCACAACCACAGAATCACAGGTGTTTTTCTAATGCCAAGTGGAGTAAAGGTTGAAACTCAGGGAAATTTCTTTGACCACCGCAATGAGCGGTTTGCCAAGGCATTGAATGATTCAATTCTGGATATTTCTGTACTGGGTGCATATCGAGTGGCAAGACAATTAAAAAGAGGACATGGATTTAGAACTGGA